AATATTTTTTTAATTATAATCAACAAATAAACGAGGAAAACGCAAGACTTTCTGGAACTGGATATGCTAATATAAAACTTGGTTACGAAGAAGTTATTGATACTTTTTCAGTTACTGAATTTTTAACACAAAAAACATTAAGTACAAGTACATATTTTTTACCATCCACTACAACCACAGGATCTGAATATTATTTATTAAATAAAGTTTTATGCTATTCTGCCGGTAACTTGCTAGGCGAGGCTGAAAAGGTTACGCATAATAAAATAACTCTGTTAAATAGTTCTTTGCTAACTACACCGAATACATCATTTCCGGCATACACACAGGAAGGGGATTCAATAACTATATTTCCTACTACTATTAATACAGCAGGAGATGTGCAGGCTCAATACATTAGATATCCAAAAGACCCTAAATGGACTTATATAACTCTTTACAACGGTGAACCAATGTTTGACCAGACAGCAGCTGATTATCAAGACTTTGAATTACCTATTGATGACAGTAATGATTTAGTTGCTAAGATTTTACAGTACGCAGGTGTTTCTATTAGAGAAGCGGATGTAGTCCAGTATGGATTAACAGATGAACAACAACAAGACCAAATGAAATAATTATGGGATATATAAATCAACAAAAATATTATACAAATGACGGAGTAAATCCTACAAATGCTAACTTTGGAAGTTACCAGTTTGTATCTCTAAGTGACATAGTAAGAAACTTTTTACTTATGTATCAAGGTAACCACGAAATGATTAACAATGTAAATCGTTTTAAAATATTATTCTTTGCTAAGAGAGGTATACAAGAATTAAATTACGATGCATTAAATGAAATAAAAGCTTTAGAGCTTACTGTTTATGATGATTTAAAATTTGTACTGCCTTCTGATTATGTAAACTGGGTAAAATTATCTTTATTCAAAGACAATGTAATTAGGGATTTAGTAGAAAATATACAAGTTCAATCAGCCACTCAATATGTACAGACTGGAAGCTCAACCTTTACTTATGATTCTAGCAACAATGTAAACACTCAAACATCTAGTTTGGATACAGCCAGAACAAATGGTTCTTTAAAAAGTATTTATTTAAATGATGTAACAGAGGAAGCTGTAAATCCAGGTTGTGTAAATTGCGAGGATGATATTTATAATACTCGTATAGGAGCAAGATATGGGTTGAATACTGAAACAGCCAACTTTAATCCAACATTTACAATAGACAAAGCAAATGGTGTAATTAATTTTGACTCTACCATGGCTAATCAACAATGCATACTTCAATATATATCAGATGGAATGGAGAACGGTAACGATGCAAATATTAAAGTAAATAAATTATTTGAAGATTATTTATACGCTTACATTAAATATTCACTTTTAAATAATAAATTTGGTGTACAAGAATATATAGTAAACAGAGCAAAGAGAGACAAACAAGCATTATACAGAAATGCAAAGCTAAGACTAAGTAATATTCACCCAAGCAGATTATTGATGAACCTCAGAGGTGAAAACAAGTGGATAAAGTAAAATGGCAAACGTTCAAAGAAATTTTATAGCAGGCCGTATGAATAAAAGCCTTGATGAAAGGCTTTTACCAAACGGTGAATATACAAATGCTTTGAACGTAAGATTAGGTTCAACTGAGCAATCGGAGGTTGGTTCAGTAGAAAATTCTAAAGGAAACTCTGTATTAACACAACTTGCATACATTAATGGTGTTTTATTAAGTGACTCTGCCAGGTGTATAGGTGCATTTGACGATAGTGCAAAAGCAACAATTTATTGGTTTGTACATGACCCTGCATTTACAAATGGAAACACAGGAAAACTTGATTTAATAGTTTCTTTTAATGTAGAAACAGGAGGTGTAAATTATCATGTGATTAGTATAGATAATGGGTTTGGTCAATCAACAACCTTAAATTTTAATCCTGAGTTTTTAATTACTGGTATTGACAAAATAGATGATTTGTTATTTTTTACAGATAATTTTAATCCTCCTAGAGTTATTAACATAAACAGAAATTATGCAAATCCAGTAAATAATGTAGACCAGTTTGATCCAAGAGAAATTCAAGTTATTAAACAACCACCTTTAAATGCTCCAACTGTTCAGTTAATTAAAGCAAATAATGAAGACACTATATTAACAGAAAATTTCATCTGCTTCGCTTATAGGTATAAGTATAGCAATGATGAATATTCAGCTCCATCTCAATTTAGCGAACCAGCTTTTTTACCAAGCGCTTACCGTTTTTCTCCTTCTACGTTTGCCAATCAGGGAATGCTTAATTCATTTAATGCAGCAATAGTTAGGTATAATTCAGGTGGTAAGCTTGTTAAAGGTATTGATATATTATTTAAAGAATCCAATGACCCGACCATAAAAGTTATTCAAAGAATAGATAAGCAAGAAAAATCAATACCAGATAATAGTTCAAATGAACAAATTACATTTGATGCAGCTCAAATATTTTCAATTTTACCCGAGGCTGAAATATTAAGACTTTATGATAATGTCCCCACTTTAGCAAAAGCTCAAACTTTAATGGCTAATAGATTGGTTTATGGTAATTATGTTGAAGGATATGATTTAATTGATATACAAAATGAAACTTTAAAATTAAATTTTGTGGTCAATCCTGTAAGTCAAGGATTAGGAGAAAGTTCAATTCCTACTACATTAGAAACAGGTGTTCAATACACTGCATTTAGCCAAAGCGAAACAGTAAATGAAAGTATGCTTTCTTTAGATTTTAATGGTTTAACTCAAGATTTAATTATTGGAGCACAAATAACTATTGATTTTACATTTATACATAGTTCTTTTAGTAGTGGTAGCGTTCCTAGCGGAACAACACCAAGCACGGATATAGGTTTTACATATATTTTAACTGAAGATTTTACAGCAAACAGTGATCCAATTGGAGCCTTAATAGCATCTGATGATTTCAAAGCAAAATTTGGTAGTATACAGTCTGCGATACAAACAGTAGCAAATGCACAGGGAGGTACGGGAAATACTTTGACAGATAAATTTAACAATAGCTTACCTTCAACGCTGACTTCTCCTACATACGATTTATTACAAACAGGGATTACAAGCTCTACTGCTGCATCACCAAGTAAAGGAGAGCCTTTAAGTATTTTACAAGACTCATCAGATAAAAATAAAATTACTATTCAGCTTTTATCTGCTCAATTTCAACTAAATGGTGGTACAGATTTAATAGTAGAATTTTTAAAATATTCATCTGCCAACGCTACTATACAAAGAATATCTAACACCTCAAGCCTTCATAGTAATAGAGGTTATGAAGTAGGAATTATATATATGGATTCATTTAATAGAGCTACAACTGCATTGGTAAGTGAACAAAACACAGCTAATTTTCCTTGCTCTACATCAAGTTTAAAAAACACTCTTAATGTAACTATACCACCTAGTCAACGTGCTCCAAGCTTTGCGACTAGATATAAATTTTGTATCAAGGCAGACAGAGAAACCTATGATACTATATATACTGCTTTATATTTTGAAGATCCAAACTCAAATGAAGTGTTTTTCTTATTGGAAGGCGATAACTTAAATAAAGTAAATGCAGGCGATAATTTAATTGTTAAAAGAGATGCTACAGGTCCTTTACAAACATGTGTGACTACACAGGTTTTAGATGTTACAGCACAAACTAAGGACTTTATTGACCCAAAAGATTCTGCTGGAACAGATATACCAGTTCCCGCTGGAACTTACATGAGGCTTAATAATATAAATTTTGCAGCTACAATGGATACGTCTAACATAATTGATGTTAAAGCAAATCCTGTTTCTGCTGGAACTACTGGGAAATACCCTATGCTCGCATATCCATTGTTTGACACTACTATTGTTGGCTCAACTAACGGAAATTATGATTTACCTGTAGGAACAAAAGTTATAATAAATGTAGAGCAGTTTAGACAAGGAAGAGGTGGAAAATGTGAGTTAAGAACGAGTATTTTAGAACATGAGTTTATTTGTAGTGATGATTATGCTAATTGGGAACAGTTTGTTGCAGCAGAGAACTTTGAGGGCGTTATTGAAAATAATGCAACTGTTTCTCCTTCAACAGCAACAGGAGGAAATGCTAAGGTAAGTAATATTTTTTTAAACTCAGTGGCCTCAGCTTCTGGAGCTAAATCATCAATATCAAATGGAGATATTAGTTCATCTAGTTTGGGTGATACTACAGTTTTTGGCGGTGATACAGACAGCCCTTCATCAAATAGTGATTTAACTGATAACAATTATTTTAGATTATATAAAGATACCTCAACAAGTAATTATTATTTAATGGTTTCTGGAACTCGTTGTTGTGGTGGAAATTCTAAAGGAGATTCTACAGTAAGAGTAAATATAGTAGTATACAAAAGAGAGGCTGAGGTTGTTTTTGAAACTAAACCCAATGATGCTTTACCAGATTTATGGTTTGAAGGTTCTCAGTCCTTTAGAATTGACAGTATAGGTCAACATATTGGTAATGTTGTAAATCAAAACATAGCACAAGATGTAGCAGCAACTGTAAGTTTAAATTTTTCGAATTGTTTTACTTTTGGTAATGGAGTAGAAAGCTATAAAATATTAGATCAGGCAACTGGTAAACAATTTAACTTAGGTAACAGAACATTTACCACAAATAATACCACATATCAACAAGCTCATAGGTTTGCTGATTTAACGTATAGTGGTGTTTTTAATGATGAAACTAATGTAAATAAACTTAACGAATTTAATTTAGGACTTGCAAACTTTAAACCACTTGAAGAGACATTCGGTGATGTAGAAATATTATTTGCTAGAAAGGATGATATATTAGTTTTACAAGAGGATAAAATATCTTATGTTTTAGCTGGTAAAGATTTGCTAACCGATGCAACAGGAGGAGGACAACTAACAGCTGTGCCTTCGGTTTTAGGTAAACAAATAGCAAGAATAGAAAATTATGGAATAAGTAATAATCCAGAAAGTTTTGCAGTATGGGGTGAAAGTAAATATTTTACGGATGGTAAAAGAAGTGCAGTTATTCATTTAATAGGAAGCTCTGCTCAAAATGAAAGATTAGAGGTTATATCTGAAGCAGGAATGAGAAGTTTCTTTAGAGATTTATTTACTAAATCTTTTACCACTCAGAAACTAGGTGCTTATGACCCCTATATGAATGAATACGTTTTAACTTCTAATACCATATTAAAACCAGAAGTAGCTAAATGTACAGCTTGTGGTGTTTCAAGAGATATTACTATTCCGGCAGGTCAAGAAATACTTTATTGTGTTGATTTAGAGCCGCAAGAGGGGACTGTTGTAGTTAGATATGAAATACCAACTGAGGGACCGCAAAACATTATAACTGAAGCTACGTCACAAAATATTATTACAGAGGGAGGTGATGATATTACTACTGAAGGTGGAATAGGAGTCGTTGGTTATACAATATCTGCTACATATAATAATAACGTAACTACAACAGGAGTGGTTTACACAAGTGGTACTTTTACATTTGAAAAAAATGTTTCTATTGACGATCAAGTTTTAATTACTCTATCTTCAAATTCAACTGTTGCCGATACAATAGAGGTTACTGTAGAGTGTCCATCTGGTACTTTATTAAATGTTTACAGTGTATGTGTTACAAGCGCATCCGATGCAGGTAAATTTATTCATAATGAATTAAGTTGGTCTGATGGATATTTAGTTTCTTCAACACAATCTGATTTAGTTCCATTTGGAACTGGAACAGGTTCATTTGTGATATCTCAGTATAAAAAAATAGTTGGAGACCAAGGGGTTGGAAGCATACCAACTAATGGTTCAGTTATGACATTAGGTGTAAATAAAATCAAATTTGATGATTTTGTGTTTGACACTGCAAATAATTCTTTAGGTTTTGTAAGAACCAATACAATATATTCTAATACAGAGGCTGATATAACAACCCTTTTAGGTTTAGAAACCACTATACCAATAAATAATTTAAATGCTCCTGAACTTTACACAGGAAGCTTTACAGTACCCACTCCAACAACAACTGAAAATCATTTATATTTAATATATGATTACAGAAATGCTAGTGTGCCAACACCTACACCAACGCCATCATTTGATTTTTCAAGATATACGGAATGTCAAGGTCCAAATACAGTTGTTTTTAGAGCATCTGTTGGATATAGTTTCCCTGCGGTAGTCAGATATCAAAATATTTGTTATCAAACCCCCACACCTGTTTCTGTGGTTTCCTCTATTGATATACCTACAGGATCTGATGAATTTACAGACTGTCCAACTTGTATTGCAGCTGCGCCTACACCAACACCAACACCAACGAATGCGCCAGCTATGACAACTAATACTTCGA